TATCTCTATAGCTGAGTTCTTCTTAGCCTGCTCTAGTAGAGCTGCTTGATTCTTCTCTACGCTACCTTTTAGTTTGTTGTTTTCATCAACAAGAGTTTTAGCAAAGTTTTCTAGTTCTTGACGTTCCCGGTGAGCTTGCTCTTTAGCGCGTCTCTCATCGTGATAGCCTTTACTAAAGTGCTGTATACGCTTACGTACTTTCTCTGAGTAGTCTTCGAGTTCTTCATCAGTGACCGCTTCAGGAGGTGTGGAAGCCTTGCGGTTTCTGTCAGCCTTTGGCGTATCGTCTACAACTTCAATGCCTACTTCTTTTTCATTTACTTCTGGCTCTGGCTCTGGCTCTGGCTCTGCTTTCTCAGGTTTACTTTTACCTGATAGGTCAATTTCTATGGCGCTAGAACCTTCTATTTCCACTTTGTCATTTTCTTCCTCGTGTGGGAACGAGTACTCTACTGGTTTAAATCCCATACTATTACTCCTTACGCTCGTGATATGCCACGGGGGTCGGTTACAGTGGCTTCAATTGAATCGTCGTTCATAAGACGGTATTCAACCCCACCAACTTTAAATCGCGTTCCGGTGTTCATACGGAACATTACATAGTCGCCAGTTTTACACCAAGGCCCAGTAGGGAAGCGTTCTTTGTCAGAGTAGGCGCAGCGGCCCATGTCTAAGACAAGTCCCATAATAGACATAATGTGGTCGTTATGCATTTCCCTACTAGATTTAATGATGCCGCTTTCACCGTAAGTATCTTCTACTTCAGGTAAAGCTACTAAAAGCCTATATCCCACTGGCTTTGGTAGTTGGGCGTCTAACTCTTCTTCCGTAACTTCTGGTACTTTTTCACTTATATTAGTCATTATCACCATCCAAATTATTGCGCAAAAGGTCATTTATATGATCTAAACAGGAGGTGAGACCTCGTAGCATTCCTGTTATTTCTTTGTACTCGGAGAAGTCTTTGGCTCTTCCATTACCTAGAAATTCTGTTGCCATAAGAATATCTTCTTCGATTTTTTTCTGTAGCACGTCTACGACGGTTTTCATACTTACTCCTTGGGTTTATTTTTGCCCTCTCTCAGTAGATCAAGGTCAAGTTTATTGCTAGCGGTTCTTCTATCAGCCGCTAGTTTTGCACCCGCTTTCTGGGCGTCTATCTGCAACTCTTGCTTATCTATCTCAAGTTGTTGCATGTCTACTGCCGTGTCAGCCTGATCTTTCTGGGTCTTGCGCTGTAACTCGGCTTGTTTGAGCTGCATATCGGCTTGATCTTTCTGAGCCTTGCGTTGTACTTCTTGCTGCTTAACCTGTAGTTCTGCTTGTTGTAGCTGCATAACAGGGTCTTGCTGCTTCTGTTGAGCTTGTTTCTGAGCTGCTTCTTGCTCGTGTTGAGCCGTAAGCTGCTTGCCGCCTTCTGCTACAAGTCTCGCCAACTGTACTTCGATATCTTCTGGTAGTGATTCGTTAGGCGCAGGTAGGGTAACGCCCAGCTTCTCTTCCATCTGAGAGCGGTATCTAAACCCTAGGTGCTCTGCGATATGAGCGTTAAGAGCTGCCATAATCTGCTGTGCCTGTGGGTTCTGCCCAATAGACTGTGCGATCATGGGGTCTTTCATAAACGACTGGTGAGCCGCGATATGAGCTTCGTGGTCTTGATAAAGAAACGCTTTTATGGGGGTACCAGTTAGCGCGTTCATGTTCTCGCTTACGGGGTCTGTAGGATTCACGTCATCTTCCGTAGGTACTAGCTTGTCAGCGTTCTTAACGCCAAGCACCTCAATCATCTGTCGATGTAGTTGAGGGAGGTTATATATCTGTGGCGCCTGTTGCGACATCTGTAGCACTGTTTGGTACTGTACTACTCGCTGGGCCATTGTAGAGCTATTAGGGTCGCTTACAGGTATTACATCGACCATAGCGTAGTCTGACTGCCGTGCGGATATTTCACCTCTATTGGGCTGGTACTCGTACTCCATCGGCGCTTCTTCAGCTATGATTGCTTTGAGCATCTTAAACTCTAACTTCATAGCGTAGTGTACGCGGGCTTGTACCGCAGCCATAGGTTTAAGTGTACGTTCTAGCAAAGCTAGTGTGGTACCTACTGGCGCGTTTGCAGACATATCAGATATGTTCATATCAGCGATAGCCCCTAGACGGCGACCTTCTGTAGTAATCTGATTTAGTAATGCAAGCAGAGTCTGGCTTGGCTCCTTATAAGGAAGGGGCATAATATTTTCGCGGATGCTACCTGATGGTACATCAACATCTTTCCACTCTCCCGGCGCAATCGCTCCCTCATCACCTTTAACTCGCAGTCCACGAGACTTTAAGCCCCCCGGAAGATTAGACAGGGTACCCGCGTCCACCAGTTGTCGTATAAGCGAGGTTCCGGCTCTAGCGTACCCACCAACAATGTGTATCAATCCAAGGCCGTAGAAGCCAAATCCGGGCACATATACGTAATGCACGAAGTGCTGACGCTTTAACATCAACTCGTCTTCTTCGTCCCAATTACGTCGTATGGCTAGTATCTCACCGTTACCTCTCTCTATAGTAACTACGTAAGGTTTTGCTAGCTCGTCATCATCTTCATCTACGCCCTCAATAACAAGGTCAGCATGAATTTCATATATGCTATAACGATCATCATCAGTTATAGAGTAGCCACCATCTTTGGCTTTCTTCTCTTCAATGTCTGTGTGGTACGAAGACGGATCACCCAAGTCTACATCAACGTAAAAACCTGTGGCTTGTAACTTTCGTACTTCATTTTTAGTCTTCCGCATTACATGAGTAACACGTTCCGCAGACTCAATATTAGACGCTCCATAAGGCACAATAACGTCTTCTGCTGGGATATAGATAGCGACCTGCCTGTTCAAGGTAGGGTCAAAATAAACCTTCTTAAACGCTGATCCTGCTAGTCCTAGGCTATATAGCATACGCTCGTGTTCTGGGCGATACTCAACCATAGTCTCAGTAAGTTGGTAGTTCATATCCGCCTTAACCCGTTCTGCGGCTTCTAGCTTCTCTTTACTCTCTTTACCTAGAATCTTTACCCGTACTGGCCCTGCTGCGGGGAACGTCTCGCTCATTGTCTCCGCTTGGAATCTAATAGCTGCCTCAGACAAAACAGTAGAGTTAACCCCACAAGCGCCTTCCCAAGGAGTAGTTCTTGCTTCCTGTTTAAATCCTAGTATGTCTAGACCTTTAACGTATGTATCAGCCCACTCTTTACGGCTATCTACGTCGGCCTTTACCATACCTATTAACTCACCTGCTAGCTCGTTTAGTACGCCCTCATCCAAGGCTTCGGCTAGGTTATCGTCAAACCCTAACATGTCAGCCTCATCGCCCGGAATGAGAGTAATCTCTACGCTACCATTATCCAAAGTTACCATTTCGGGGTTTACTATCTCAATGGCAAGTTCTGACTCGACCAACTCCCCATCTAATTCTTTTTCTTCTGCGCCTTCAGGGGCGGCGTACAAACCTTTTTCGATTGCCATGATCTAACCTCTTAATAAAACCCGCTGCCGCGTCGTTTAAAGTATTTAATATCTTCTGGTTCGTCTGTAGGTAAGCGTATAAAGCCGCCCTGCCTAAACCTCATAAGTGCCATAACTGTAGAATCCACCAAGTCATCGTTACTCATAAAGGGGAATCCAGCTATCTCTTCTACTACTTCTTCCGCCCACCGTGTCTGAGGAACCCAACATAGCCCAGACTGCACGATATCAGATACTGAGTTTAAACGCGCTAGTTTATCACCAGAACCTCTGTGGGGGGTATATTCTTGTACAAGTAAGCCCATTCTACGCATTTCTTGGTATAACGCGACCCCCGAACTCTTTTTCTCTACTATAAAAGCGTCTGGTTCCCAATCTGTGTACTGTTCCATAGCCATTTCTTTTAGCTCGTGGAACTCCATACGCTCTTTAATACTATTAAGTAATATTATATTATACGCTGAAGTGTCCTCATTGAGAAATACTCCCCACGTAGTCAATGCTGTAAAGTCAGCGCGGTTGTGTTTTTCTGCTGCGGAGTCCAACGACATGATTATATACTCACAACTTGGAGGCCGTTCCTGCTCCCACTCGTTCCACCACTCTCTTTTAACCAGTGCGGCTTCTTCTGCGGTAGGTTGTTGCTGGTACTGAGCGTTCCACTGGAACACAGGCATGGATGCTTTAGTACGTAATAGTGCCTCAAGGTCAAAGAACTCAGGCCATAAGGGCTTATCTATGGGTTTGCCTGTGTCTGGGTCATCAACCTGTAGTATCGCAGGGAATTCTATGACCTCATACTGGTCAGCTCGCTCGTTCTGGGACATATCCTTGACCACACGGCCTGTCAGGTCGTCCATATGCCACCTAGTCTGGATGATAGCTACACTACCCCCCGGCATTAGACGAGTACGAGCACCGAATGTGAACCACTCATATGCCTTCTCAAACACGGAAAAGTTACCGTTAATCACGTCTTGCTCAGAATGTGGGTCATCTACAAGCAGTAAGTGGGCGCCACGACCCGCCAATGCAGAGCCAACACCACACGCGTAGTACTCTCCACCTGTGTTAGTACTCCATCGACCTGCTGATTTAGAGTCACTGGCTAACTTTACAGTAGGGAATATGCTCCTATAAGCCTCACTAGCAATAATATTACGTACTTTACGACCAAAATCTACCGCAAGGTCGGTTGTGTGCGACACCATCATCACTTTCTTGTCCGGATTACGCCCTAAATACCACGCTGGGTAGAAAATAGACACTAATTGGGACTTACCATGCCTAGGAGGGATGTTTACGCACGCTCTATCCTTGTCTCCCCGCTCAACTTCCATCAAAAGGTCGGCTAATATGCGGTGATGCTTACCCACAATGAAGTCAGGCATCATTACCTTACTAAACTCTATCAGGTCATCATACGCTAGCTTGTTTATACGTCGTATATCTAGCTCATCTACCAGTCTTTCTATCTCTACCACCTCATCCGCACTGAAATCATCGATATTATCCAACATATGCTGGATTTCTTCCTGTGTGAAGTCGGTAGCTAGGTTACTCACTCGTAGATATCCCCAGTTCTTCGTCTAAATCTATAACTTCACCACCTAAAACGATCTCTTGGTCTACTGATAAGGGGGGATTCACTAGTTTCTCTAGCTTAGTACGTAGTTTTGCCTTCAAATCAGCCGTTGACTGGTGTGTTACTGTCACTTCTGACTTCTCCGCGAACAACCCTACGTCTGAAATCTTACCCAATAACTCCAACGCTCGGATACGGACGCGTGGATCGGCATTTTCTGTCTCTAGGATGAGCTTATTAGTTACTAGGTGTCGTACTGTGACGGCTGACTGCACTACTGACTGACCAAATTCGGTCAATATGTTACCTGTAAGCACCAGAGAGGCAGGTGTTAGGGTAGCTAGTCGCTTGGGGGTTACTTTCTTAGAAGTTTTTTCGGGGTCGTCAGCATACGCCATAGCGATTTTAGCTGCTACGTCTTCGTCTTCCTTGTTAGGCTTCAATTCTAACCCGTGTTCTGCCAACTCTAAAGCTGTAGTTCTTGCTGCTTGCGCACGAACAGTCAAGTCCACCGCAGGATCGTCGTCAAAAAGCGGAACCCCAACTTCGGGTTCGAGTTTAATCGTCATATTGTAGTCGCAGGTTATTCACCGGAAGTGCATTTATATCACACTTGGTTTTCATAAACAACTATAATGCGGCCTCTTCCAACGATGTACTAACTACTAAGGTTACTTTTGTGATTTGCTTTTCTATATTTCTTATTTCTTTCTGTATTATTTTTGTAACCGGGCTTCTTCTTATCGCTGTGGAAGATGGTCTTCCCTTTTAAAATTGCTTAATAAGGCTAGTCCCCTATTAGATTCTTCCTCAGTAAAGTCCCCTATTGGTATCCGTAAGGTTGTCTTGTACGGTATCTCTGACACTGGTTTTACAATTACCCGCTCTAAGTCTAAAGCCACGAACACGTAGAAGTCTGCGGTCTTAGTTGTGTTTACGTTAAAAGGGTATCTGGGTCTAGCAGAACTTCTGTTGGCGGACTTTACCTGCACGGTAAATACATCCCTGTTCCGTGACTGGCACCATAAGTCCACGCCGGAACGATCTACGTGGTGGCACTCTACCCCACACTTTTCTAGCATGTAGATTACTAAGCATTCTCCTATGCGTCCCTTAGACGCCGCGCTATCTATTTCGTCCATAGGGATCGATTTTATAGGTATAAAATTTTTTTAACAAGGCATTCCAAAAACAAGGTGGGGGGTACGGCCTCAAGAGGGGGGTGGGGTACCAAACTCAAAAAATAACGAATAATTCG